ATTGTCTATATAAATATGTTACCGATTACAATAACAGCAATAAATACACCAATTGTCAACACTAGTGCTTTCTCTAGTTTTGTTAACTCACGGTATAGCCGTCGTAATCTTTTTAGTTGGAACTCCATTCTTTGCTTTCTTGTGAACGTGCTTCGTATGTATGAACGATATGACATTCCACAATACTACTACGATTGGACTTGGCTTTAGCAAGCGGGAAATTCATCACCCTCTTCTACCAGATGGACCAAAATAAAAGCCCAAGATACAAGGCAGAATTACTGTGCATCCCATAAGGCTGATGTGTCCAGAAGAAATAGTGATCGGCTTTTGAGCTGCTTGCCATTTGAAGAGTCCGAAGAGGATTTCATTGTATCCTTCTCCGTCTGCATTTGTGACTGTAAGGATTTCTGCGTTGGGATAAAGGGTACATAAGATGATACACGTGCAGAGCGTAGACACCCCGATAACAGCAAGACAACGACGGGTATAAGAAACAAACTCAGAAGTGCCTGCTTTAGCGAGTTCAGCTTGTAGTCTAAGGAAATTATCATTCGCACGAGCCTCTCTCGCCATTTCAATGTCGTGCTTTTGCTGACGAGCTTCAAATATATATCCAAACACACCCTTGAGAATAGCACCCATAGCCGTGCTACCACCACCCGTAATGAACAACATAAGGAGTTCACCCATCTCACTCTACGATGTTGTATCTCATTTTATCCAGAAGTTCCTCGTGCTTACCCATCTGTTTCTCTATAAAGGTTAACCTCATATTCTGTTCAGCATCGTCCGGCAACGCACCAAGCTCTCCTCTAGGCCACTTCACTCTAAACTCCGCATTGAGTTCTACGTCGTGCTTTAGTCTCATAATCTCTAAATCTAAAGCATTTAGCTTATTCCATATAACGCTGTATCCCCAAACCACACTACCTACCACAGCTATTACTTTAGCCACGAATGCAAGGTTCGCTTTGACCTGTACGTTTTCTCCTATCTCTGCTGCCATGTTCTTAATCATAGTAGCAGCATACTAACTAAGCCAAGAAAAAAGACGCCTTGGAACAACCAAAGAAAAAACTCCCTATAACCGATAATAGGAAGAAAAAGAAAGTAGGCAGTCCAAGGCGTCTCAACTCTTATTACTTATATGAAATTTAAATATTACTCACAGCGAGCCGTCTGTCAATCTCTTGATGATAAGCTTTGTCACCACTACGATAACGTGGGTCAGACTGTGCTCGTGCTAATTCCTGCATACTCTTAAAAGGCATAGTGGATGTACCGCTCACTGCTCCCTGTACTAGCTTAGGTTGTGTTGCACCTGTAGCATTTTGATACCTAGCGTACAATCCTTGCACTGCTAACTTCGCTTGGCTGACCGTGCCGGATGTGACAGCTTCGTCAAATGCGTCGATCTCTTCCTGCGGTAAATGTTCGTTGGCCCATTCAGCCATCTGATCGTAGCTATCACCTGCGACTCCTTTGATCTGGGCTTCTTCTGATTGCAACAACGCCTGTTGACCAGCTGCGTAACTATCGACAAGATCACGTGGTAATCCTATCCCTTCAAGTTTCTTATAAGTGTCTTCAGATAGCTGACCGTCATTCTCAAAGAACTCCTTACTAGCTTCCACAACAGCTTCGTTATAATCACCAACTTCTTCTTTGTTGTCATCGCTTTGTTCTTCCTGTTGTTGTTCTTCGGGTTGTTCAGTTTCTTCAACTTCTTTTGTCCCTTGTCCCATTCTTTTTTCAAGCTCCGCATATGCCTGTGCCATGTCCTCCGCTGATTTAAACTTTTCAGGAAGCCATTCAGGACGTTCCGTTGTTTCCTCAGCTTGTGGTTCCGCTTGTTGTTCTTCAGGAGTTTCAACCGTTTCGTCAACGGGTTCGATCTCATTCGGTGCTTTTTCATTTATCTCTACTCGGTGTAATTCAGCCATGATAGTTTACTCTTCAGGTGGTGGTTCTTGTTGTGCCATGTACTGCTCCTGTGCAGCATTGATAGCAGGTGCTACGGCAGGACTACCCAACTTCATCATCATCTCTTGTTGTTGTGCTTGCTGCATAGCTTGTTGAATCTCTTCTTCCGTCTTGATCAGTCCCTCAGTTTCTATACCAAGAGCAGTAGCACGACGCTTGAAGTAATCAGATACATTCAGATACTGTGTCACTGCTTGTGGTCCTACTACTTGATTAGCACCTGCCAAGAATAAATCAAGACGTTGTAAATCATTACCACGACCCAGTGCTTCAACACCAGTAACGATAGTAGGTTTAACAATATCTTTAGGTAGCTTAGGCAGACGCTTGTCCTTGGACATACGATCCATCAGACGACTGACGATAGGTAGTTGTAGTTCCTGTGATAAGAGAGAGTAGAGACCGCCAAGGGCAGCTTCCAGTTCTTGACTGAGCATTCTTATCTCCTCAGCGGTCACTCTCTCGGCATCCCTAACAACCCCTGATGTCAGTAGAAAGGCTTGCGATAGACGATCCGTAATCCCTTGCATTGTTGCTTGAGCAGTACGGAAGTCATTAAATTTATTAAGTTGTAAAACGGATACGTCTCCTTCAGACCCTTGTACGATTGCACCGTTAGGAGCTTCAGCCAATGTACGTGAACGTGTTGTACCGTTAGGATTAACCATGAACAATACTTTAGCTGCTGCTGCACTACCCTCTACGATAGCTTTAGTCAGTGCTTCCAACGACTTGATGTCTCCAATGTATTCCTCAACGAACCCACGTCCGTAGTCTTCTCCGTCTATCTGTGTGTAACGTAACGGTAACCAAGGAGACTTATCTATCGGATACGATCCAATGCTCTCCTCAATAACGATACCCTTAACGTCTTGTTTTACATTAAACTTGTCTCCCTCTCTAACGATAGAGGTGTACAGATCACAGGTGTTTTCTTTTTCCTGACGGTATACTTCTTCACGAACACTCTCAGGTAACATCATAGGTGCTACCGTTTCTTTGACAGCTATGTGTGTAACGTTACCCATTGGATCACGCTTAACAACGTAACGATCCAAACGAAACACTCTCATGCCTCCTTCATCAGGTAAGTACAACAGACTGTTACCACTGATAAGAAGATTCTTTAGTGCTTGGAAGATACCGTTCCTGAAGTTCTGTACTTCTACTTCCTGTGATACACTACGCTCAACGTCAGCCAGTGCTTTCTCTAAGTCCGTCCGTAACTGCTCCGCTCCCTCTGGTCCCAGTTCAGCTTTTGCTTTATCTAATGCGTAGCGATCTATGACCAACCGAAAGAACGGAGCGTTAGGCGGTAGTAGGGCAAGTAAAAGTTTAGACGATAAATTAAGAACACCACGTGCTCCGATGCCTTGATAAGGTGTGTAATACTTAGTAGCGTAGTTGTGACCGTCAGGTGGTAGAACATACGGCAGGGTCAGCTCAGAAGAGGTACGTCCTCTATCTAAGAACGACCACCGCTGATTCTCTAACGAGTGATATAGACCCTGTGCTGTTTCTTGCATCTCTTAGCTTAACCAGTCTGGTTTAGGTTTCTTAACATAAGATTGTAAAGGCTCAGGAGCTTCTTCTTCTTCATTGTCCCAAGCATCTATCTCAGCCTGTCTTGCTACTACCATTTCTTCTTGAGCGTCAAACATAGCTTGTTGATTTGCATCCCAATCTTCTACCTGTAAGTCAGCACCTGTGCGAGCGTTGTACTCAGCAAATGTTTCAGTTACTTTAAATGTACGATCTTCAGGTAACTCCTCACCGTTTAATTGTTTCTGCATTAAGTCGTTACGACGATCTACGTTTGTGAAAGTGATGACACCTAAGTAATGGTTGGCTACACGATGCATTTCATCTACACCTTTACCGTTATCGTATAAACTATCAGGAGCATCTTTAGCGTGAGGTGATAGAGTAGTAACATTACCAGCTTCATCTCTTACCCTTAACTCGGAAGAAGCGGTAACATCCTCAGCATACAACTGCACCATATTGGTAGGGCTAGATGTAGGAGCAGTAGCGTTTGCTATACCTATGACACCATTAGCATTTGTACCGAAGTTCGTAGTACCAATACCTAC